TTGAGGCGAGGTCTGTGCATGGCCAAAAAGCGAAGCAAGAAGAAATGCCCTTCTAACTTGCCCGTCGAGGTTAATAAAGGTGGCCGACCCCTTGCTGTAATTGATGAAGTAAAACTCGAAGAGATGGCTTCTAAAGATTTTACAATTGAAGAGATCGCTGCAACCTTGGGCGTTAATCCAGACACTATTTATTCTCGGTTTTCCGAGACCGTTAAGAAGGGTAGACTACAAGGAAATGGGAGTATCAAGCATCAACTTTTTGTCAAAGCGATGAACGGCGATACAGGAAGCTTAGTTTGGTTAAGCAAGCAACGCTGCGGATACAGAGACAAACCCCCCGAAGAGGCGACGATGATTCAGTTCAATGTTTATGTGAATGAGGTTCCGAAGTGAAGTCTAGACATATCCTCGCTGCTCTCCTTGGAGTTGCCGTCGTACTTCTATATAACCACGGCCCGGAATTCATTCGATATAACCCCTACAGAGTTTACAAAGAAATCATAGAACTCAAACAAAGAGTAGCCGTTTTGGAGGCCAAGTGAAACACGAAGTGATGATGCTCAATGACGAGGAGATGGAAACCGATTCCGAACTAGTTCAAATATTAGAGATCTTGCGCCAATGGGCTCTATATAGGGGATTCGACCCCGATAAGTCGCTAACCATTCGGTTCAAGAGCCGGATCTTTCCGGTTGAGGCGAAATGATCCTCCACGGCGATTGTCTAGAAGAGATGCGAAAGATGGATGCGAATTCCATCAGCGCTATTGTTACAGACCCTCCTTATGGATTGCATTTCATGGGAAAAAGCTGGGATAAGTTTAATAAACTTAATTTCGATGAAAGAGGAACTCATAAATACCTTAAAAATTCTAGTATAGATCAAAGATCTGGCTTTGTTAGAAGAATTGGTACGGGAAATTCATTGGGCGGCACATATGATGATAAATTAAACGACGAATTTCAGTCTTTTATAACTCAATTCGGTTCCGAAGCCCTGCGTATAATGAAACCTGGCGGACACATTCTAATGTTCGGCGCTCCGAGACGCTATCATCGACAGGTTTGTGGACTGGAAGATTCCGGTTTTGAAATTCGTGATTGTTTGATGTGGATCTTTGGATCGGGATTTCCTAAAAGTCATAATCATTTCGGACTTGAGGGATTCGGTACCGCTCTCAAGCCTGCTTATGAACCAATAATAATGGCAATGAAGCCTTGCGATGGCACGTTTAAGCAGAACGCAGAGAAGTGGGGGCAGGCGGGGATTAATATTGATGGGTGTAGGGTTGAAACTGGGGAAAGCACACTAAGACCCAACGGAACCAGGGGAAATCAATATTGTGGGGGTTATTCAGGCGTTGGAGTTGGGGGATCTCTACAAGGTCGCTGGCCCGCAAACGTGATTCTCGATGAGGAGTCTGCCGAGATGCTGGATGAGCAGAGTGGAATATTAAAAAGCGGTGGTGGGGATAAACGCGGTGGCTGCGAGTTCTTCATGAAAGGCGATACAAGAGACACTCCTACTTTACACAAAGCTAATTCCGGAGGCGCTTCCCGCTTCTTCTACTGCGCCAAGGCTTCTTCGAGTGAGAGGAATGAGGGGCTGGAGTGCTTGCCCGAGCAATCAAACATGAGAGTTAATGCGCCAAGAGAATCTGAATTGGCCAAATTCGCTACTGAGGTTAAAAACAACCACCCCACCGTCAAACCCCTCAAACTCATGGAATATCTAATCAAACTAGTCATGCCCCCAAAAGACGGAGTACTTCTCGACCCTTTCGCCGGCTCGGGAACCACGATCCTCGCGGCTCGGAGGCTTGGTTATACAGCTATTGGCATCGAGAAAGAACAACAGTATTGCGAGATAGCAAGGGCGCGAATCGCTCAAGTTGAGGCGAAATGAATCTTAAACAATGCATCATTTCAAAATTCAGCTTACCAAAAGAATTCCCTACTAAACACAACCGAGTGGTGTGGGAATTAATGAAATTACAAACCAAACTAAACAAGTTAGAGGTCAAATTGGACAAAAAAATGCACAAAATAACGAAAAGTATGCAAAAAGCGGGCAAAGACATCAAGAAGGGCGACGTGAAAGGCGCTTCCAAGGTTCTCAAAGGCGCTGAGAAGAAGAACGAAAAGCTTGTCAAGATGGACAAAAAGCGCGACAAAGTCATGTCAAAAGCTAAAGCGGGGAAATGCTAATGGGCCCGTGGATACCGATTAACGAGGGAGCCTTAGAGCCGAACGCAATATACCTCTTTGCCAGCCCCGAGGGGACGTACCTCTTCGCTCCTGGCGCTCAGAAAGAATCTGTGATGAAGGATTATCCGCAACTCACGTTTTATAGATTATTTTGTGAAGCGCCTGGCATGTGAAACAACATTTAAAAAAAGATTATGTTTTAATTGAACTCAAAGACCGCAAGAAATCTGCCGATTCAAGATGGAAAATCGAATTCGAAAAGGCTTTGAATGGCTGGATTGATAAAGAATCTTTAGGAATCGCTATGCAACGGTGTAATGATGCCGAAGCCGCGTTAATGTATCATGAAGCAAGAAATAAACGTCGAAATCCCTTCAAATTATAAGTGCCGTGATTACCAAGTCCCATTCTGGGAAGCCATGAAGAGGGGTAAGAAGCGCGCGGTCCTGGTGTGGCATCGGCGGGCCGGAAAAGAGAAGACGTGTTGGAACTTCCTCATCTCCAAAGCCGTTCAGAAAGTTGGTACTTACTACTACTTTTTCCCGCACTTCTCTCAAGGTCGCAAGATCTTATGGGATGGCGCCGACAAAGACGGCTTCCGCTTCTTAAGCCACGTGCCCGACGCGCTCATCGACGGCTCGCCCAATGCAACAGAAATGAAAATCAGGTTGAAGAACAGCTCGCTTATTCAAGTGATCGGCACTAATAATATTGATTCCATTGTGGGTACTAATCCTATTGGATGCGTGTTTACGGAGTATGCGCTGCAAGATCCGACTGCATGGCAACTTATTCGCCCTATATTAGTGGAGAATGGTGGTTGGGCCGTCTTCAACTTTACTCCTCGAGGAGCGAATCACGGAAAAGATCTGTTTGACATGGCTCAAAAGAATCCTGACTGGTTCTGTCAAATCCTAACGGTTAAAGATACTTGTATTATATCGGAGGAAGACATACAAAAGGAGCGTGAGGCTGGAATGTCGGAAGACTTTATCCAGCAAGAATTTTATTGTTCATTTACCCTTGGCGTTGAAGGAAGTTACTATGCTAGATATTTGCAAGAGGCACGAGATGAAGATCGAATTTCAAATATTCCCTGGGACAGACAGTCTCGAGTTTCAACCGCTTGGGATCTCGGTTACGGAGATTCATGCGCCATCATCTTCTACCAGCTCGTCGGACAAGAAATTCATATCATCGACTATTATGAAAACCATGGAGAAGGATTGCCTCACTATGCGCAAATTCTCAAATCGAAGCCATACATATACGAACATCACTACGCCCCACATGACATCGAGTCACATGCGTTTAGCAGTGGATTATCTGCAAGGGAAGTGGGTTCCAACTTGGGTATCAAATTTATTACCTTGCCTACTCTCAAGCTGCGCCTCGAAGACGGCATTGAAGCCTTGCGTGGTATCTTCCCGCGTCTTTGGTTTGATACGGAAAAATGCAAGCGACTCATCAAGTGCTTAGAAAATTATAGGAAAGAATTCGATCAAAAGATGGATGCATACAAAGAAAAACCTCGGCATGATTGGGCGTCTCACGGCAGTGACGCTGCACGCTACCTAGCCATTGCGGTCAAGTTGCACGTCGATGCAGCCAAGAGCGGTATCGGCGATGCGGAGAGCGAGAGAATGTTTAGAAAGAACAATCCGAGGTTTGAATGAAAATATGGAACTTAAGGATTGAGTTATGAATTTGACTGAAAAGCCTCCAAAAATTGAGTCCGGCATTCCGGGAATCGAACTTTGTCCGAAATGTTTAGATATGACATGTTTTGTTCTCCCAAACTACGATCTGAATAATATGTACATAATAGACTATTCATGTCCGCGTTGCCTGAAAATTGCACATCTTGAAAAATCTAATTAGGATTGAGTTATGAAAGCCAAATGTTCCATTTGCAAAGCAAAATCCAAAGACAAACGCAACTACAAGGGGAAGCTTCTTTGCCCCGAGTGTCACTATGAATATCTAGCGATCTTTGAGGGGTGGCAGTCAAATAAGAATAGAAAGGCTTTCGCGCGAATTCGCCAAATAAATAAATCTTTTAATTCCTTTTTGGATGAAAAGTGGGAAGTCTTATAATAAATATATGACAGCACCAACTCCTCAAGCTCCTGGCCAACCTCCGGTTCGTTACCCTCTGGACCCCGTTTCGATCGACGTGACCCTCGAAGAGCATCTAGAACTGCTCAAGAGCCCGCGCAAGTGCCTCGCTCTTGGCATTGACATCACTTATGAGCGGATGATATATGAACATAGACGTCAGTGGAACGGTTTCCCTCCGCTTCCCGACATAGACCCTAGGGAGGAAGTTGATGTGCAGTGAGTGCGCCAAATCTGAAAAGGAATATTTAGAAAAGCTCAAGGAGGCTCAACGTGAGTTACTCATTCTCAAGGCCAAATGACACCTCAACCGGCGGTGCTGGTGGCGGAGGACCTGCGAGCTTTAGTGGCTCTGGACGCGTAGCCGTTCCGATTCCCCCTCGAGAGCGACCTTTTCCGTGGCCCCTTCCCTACTCGGCAACTCAAGGCGCGGTAGGTGGTATGGGCTCACGCGGTTTGGTGCAAGTGCCTCTCCCGGCTTGGTATCAGCCTTATCAACCTTATTGGCCCTATGGGGTGCCAGATCAGTACTATCGTGGATTACAGACACCGAGTTTAAGGTCGTGAAGTGGGTGTTAATGTAAAACTAAAATTAAACGCTGAACTTGCCAAGATTATGGAAGAAGCGTTTGATCAGTATCATCGAGAACAAGTTTTACGAACCAGTGATTATATTTCTGCTTCGGCAAGCATGAATCATGCAATGTCTTCCTTTAACTATGTGGTGAAAGATGAGAGAATGGAAAAAGTTTACAAATGACGAGTTGGATGTCTTAAAATGAGTTTGACAGATCGAAAGCAGTAAACATTTCTGATCACATAATAGGTATTATCGGACGTTGAGGCGAAGCATGAACAGACGAATCCCTAAGTGGGCTCAGCCTTTTTGTGAAGAACGCCGTTGCTCAATATGCAATTCCCCTAAAGTTTACTATGAGCGCTCCGAAAGCTGGGATGAGTCAATCGAGCTCGAATTCGGCCCCACCTTGTATTGCACCAACTTCGCTATGAAATGCTGGTGCAAGGACTGCTACGAAGATTGTGGGGGAAAACATTTAAATAATTAAATTGATAGCGTGTTATAATGAAGATTAATCCACAATATCTGTGGTGATCAGTTTTAGGTACAACATGTGTCAAGAAACAAGTCATAAAAAAGATTGCTGCTGCTGCATTCAAGGTCCTCAAGGCCCAGCAGGCTTACAAGGCCCACAAGGGGTGCAAGGGGTTCCAGGTGCTCAGGGTATCATGGGTCCAGCTGGTGCACAAGGTCCTCAAGGTCTTCAAGGCCCTCCAGGTGTGTGTGATCCTTCTGATTGCACAGGCGGTGGCGGATCTGGTTGTGTATCTTATGCCAACGTTTGGGCGCAACCTCCACAGGTGCTGGGGCCATTCGGAACTCCAACAGATGCAGTGCTATTTCAAAATATTAATGCGATTACAGCCGCTGATTTTGATCTGACTCAAATGTCAACACTTGGGGAAATCAAATTTCTGAAAGCTGGCACATATCGCATTGCATATGCTGCGGAAGCAAAAGTTTCTCAGCCTATCCCAGTTCCAGTTCCTAGTTATTCTTTCGGTCTATGGAAAAATGCGGTACTTGTTCCTGGATCTACAATTTCGGGATATACTCAGGCACCTTCTGATGACACATTAGAGGTGAATGGAGAGGTTATCATTGATGTATTGGCAAATGATATCTTGAAGCTGCGCAATGCATCTTCCAATGGAATCGATATGACTCCTAATACAGTAGGTATCGTATTCCCTGTAACAGTAGCGTACTTATGCATCTTCTGTTTGAAAAAGAGCGCTTAATCTTTTCAAGGTTTCCCGTCATCCTTCAAAACGGGAAGATTTATCATGGTTAAAGGTCTGGTACAGATTCCACCGCTCCCGAGCCAAGTTCCGCGCTCTCCGATGAGTCCGATTGGCGTCCAGAGCCCCTTCGTGCCGACGCCTAGGATTCCGTACCCTTCTGGCCAGGTGCCTCCGGTGCAGAACGTGACGCCGACGCAGTTGAATCCTTAAATTTTTAACTCTTCAACAGTGTCTTTTAAATTCAACATTACACATTCAATAAAGAATTTGGCGGATTCTTCTTTTGTGTAATGAGACTGTTTTAGATCAATAGACTCTGCCAGTCTCCTAGTGAGAGAAATACAAACCATTGATGCTTCGACCATATTGCAGTCATTTTGAATTATTTCGTAACATTTTCTAATGGTTTCCGAGCAATTTTGAGCATTTAATTTATTGATAATCCATTTTTTGTCATCCATTTGTCAACCTTTTGGCAGAAACAGGTACACTTTCTTATTAACATTCTGGAAAATTCACACCTAAACGTGTTTTAACACCAACTCCCAGTTAGTCTTTGTGGGTGTTTAATTTAAGCTTGCGATGTATAATTCAAATTTGGTTTATACACAGGCTCGTCCATGGCTTCCCCAATGTCCAATTATTCGCGTTCACAAGATTCTACAGAATTTCTTGAACATTACAAGCGCGAAGTTGTAAAAAATGATCCTCGCCTCGAATTCCACCAAGACATAATCAAAGATTTTGGTGAGTCTTACGAGAGAGCCTATCAACTACTCAATACATTCTACGCGGAAGCTTACAAAGACGTCTCGTACTTCCTGGGCAACCAGTGGTCACTTGAAGAGCTGGCATATCTTAATAATCAACGGCGCAGCAGTTTCACATACAATCGCCAGATGGCCCTCATCAACCTCGTGAGCGGGAGGCAGATCAAAAACCGCCGAAGCATCGTGATCGACCCGATCGAGAACTCTTCCGAAGAAACGGCCCAGATTCTCTCCGATGCCATGCAATATGTCATGAAATATGGGAAAGGGTACGAGTCGATAAGCGGAGCTTTCAAGGGAAGTTTGATCTCGGGTTTGAGCTTTTTGAGCCCTTACATAGACTATCGCAACGATCCGGTGTCTGGAGACATCAAATTCCACAAAGATGATTGGAATGCCATCATATTTGATCCGTTCCTCACTAAACGAGACCTATCCGATTGTTCATTCGTTGCGAGACGTAAGTTTTTAAGCCGTACCGAGATTATCTCTCTACTGCCGGACAAAGAAGACTTCATCCGAAGCTTGCCTTGGGGGTCCCGAGACGACAAGTTCACGTACATGCCGTACGCTCGCCAGTGGGGAATGCAAAAGCTGCTTAACTACACGGAGTATTGGCGCACAAAATGGGTGACAAAAGAAGTTCTTGTCGACATGATGACCGGCGAGACCAAGGAATGGGATGGAGACCGGACAAGACTCAAACTCTTTAAGGAGGCATTTCCTCATATAGAGGTGGTTAAAAAACCCGTCCGCACCGTGGAATTGGGCATTATTGTAGAAGGAGAACTTCTGTACTATGGAAAAGACCCCTTTGGACTGGACGATTATCCTTTCGTTCCATTCTTTGCTATATTCGAGCCAAGTTATGATTTGTTTACCTGGAAGATACAGTCCCTGTGTAGAGTCAATCGTGATTCTCAAACTGAGTTGAACAAGCGGCGCAGCAAGCTCATTGATTTCGTTGATAAAACGTTAAATACAGGCTTCATCGCCAAAGCAAACAGCGTCTCGAATCCAAATTCGCTCTTCAAGACAGGTCAAGGACAAGTGATCTTCATGAAGCCCGAAGCCCAGATGACCGACATTCAGCCTTTGGTGCCTCCAAACGTGCCTCCTAGCTGGTTCCAGATCGAACAAGAGCTCGGAGACGACTTCTTCATGAGCTTAGGCCTCTCAAGAGAAAACATCGGGATGCCGGAGAATGAAAACGTCGAGACGGCGGCGGTTCTGTCCAAGATGCGTGCAGAGGCTGGTTGGCTACCCATGGCTCACATCTTCGAGGGCTTGCGAGAGTCTGAGGAATTGCTTGGCGAAAAAGTGCTGCGCTTAATGCAATTAAATTATACGGCCGAAAAGATCCAACTTATTACCAAAAAGCAGGCAACTCCGGAATTCTTCAGCAAAATGTTTGCGAAATACAACGTTATTGTTGAGGAAGGGGTACAAACAGACACTCAAAAACAAGCGCAGTTCCTGCAAATGAATGCTTTGAGGCAGATGGGTGTACAGTTTACTGATGATGAGATAGTCGAGGCGTCTAACCTGCATGACAAGAAAAAGTACAAAGAGCGTCTCGCGGCACAGCAGCAAGCCATGCAGCAGCAACAACAGCTTGCAACGCAAGTACAGATAGAGGCAGTAACTTCAAAAACTGATTCAGATAAAGCATTGGCGGCGGAAAGGCTTAATAAGATTCAGCTTGATGCGGCATTGAGTTCGGAGCGTATTGCACGGGCGGACGAGGATCGAACTGGTAGCATTCTCAATCTAATCAAGGCTGTTAAGGAGCTAGACGGCATAGACCTCGATAATCTTCAGAAGAAGCTTGAATTACTTCGGGGACTTGAGGAAAAAGCGACACCTCAGGAAGAAGCCACAGCAGCCAAAAAGCCAGAGCCAAAATTAGCACAATAATTAGCACCCCAAAATATTCAAGAATTGTCTGAGTGTTAAATTTCATGATTCTCTCCGAGTTGATTATCCAAATACATTTATCTGTCTTATCAAATTAAAAGTATACACCGAATTTGCCATGCAATGTATAATTCAAATTTGAATTGTATATAACGTGCAGAGGCATCCTATGAGTTTTTCTGTTCACATGCTCGGATCGATCGTTCCTGAGTCTTATTCACGCCAGCTCGACGAGAGGGTTGCCGAACTTGAAATGCCTTATGGATACGAAATGCCTCCTCCTCCTGCCGACACAGGTGATTATGACTTAAGTAAGCTTGAAAGCAACAAAGATTACTCACCTCGCCGCGGAAGGAAATAAGAATGACCAAAGAAAAGTGGATTCAAAAGATTCATATGAAGAAAGGGGCGCTTCGCAAGGAACTCGATGCAAAACCGGGCAAGAAGATTCCGGCTAAGAAGCTGGAAGCGGCTGCAAAGAAAGGAGGAACTCTCGGCAAACGTGCACGTTTAGCGGAGACTTTAAAAAAATTACATAAGTAGAGGTTTAACAATGAAAAAACAAGATTTTAAAGACCGCATGCATGAGCACGAAGGTATGAAACACCACCTGCACACCGAACACGAACGTCATGGACATCGCATGCATCAAGAGAGCGCTATGCACGAGATGCACGGGCAGAAGATGAGCCACGCTCACGGGATATACAAAAACGAGGTCGAGAAACCAGCGGAACCTCATTTTGGTCACATCAGTCCGATGGAAAACATGGGCTACGGTATGCGTGATTGGAAAGGTGATGCAGATCCGATTGCTTACGGCCAAGCGTCGGAAGAAGGATGCCGCTCGGATGAAAAAAAGATCCACTCTCAATTTAAAGATTATCACTGGGATTGATTGATGCCAATCGAGATGGGTGAGAGCCGCGAGGCGTGGGGCAAAGACGTTGTAAAGCTTGTCGAAGATTTTGCTAATGCGATGAAACGAGAAGTAAAACCGTTTTACATCGTCTACGCCTGCAAAGAAGACCGGCCAGCCAGCGCAAAACTGGGAAGAACCGTATTCCGTCAAACGATCAAGGCTTATTACGCACGACCTCCGGCGATGCTGGGCATTCTCGTATGGTTCGTGAATCACCCTCTTGGCGAGTTCCGGTTCATCCCAGAGCTTAGTGCTCCTTACGATGTGCCGCTCGACCCTTCGTTACTATCCGAGAAATCGGAAGACACATCGGACAGAGTGGCGAAACAAGGTGCCAAATTGAATGTATTAGTTTCCTGAATCGACGCAAGAGGCCCTGAGCTTCCGTCTAACAAAAGGAAAGTATGTCGATTGATATCGATATTAAAAGTTACGCGGGCGCAAATGACGATTCTGCCGCCGAGAATCAAGTAGTAGATACGAATTCTTATAACCAAGGAGCCGAGGAGTATCCGGTAAATCTAGAAGCAAGTGAGGAACAGCAATCCTCTCAAGTGCCTCCAGAGAAACCGAATACCAATCCACAGTCTGAACATTTCAGAGCGCTTCGAGAAGAGGTCGATCGAATTAAGGCCGAAAGGGAAGCCGAAAAGCGAGAGCATCAGCTCCAACTTGATCTGCTTCGAGCCAATATGGCCCCTCAAACCCAGCAGTCCGCTTCGCAGTCTCAAGAGCGCAAGTTCTTAGACGGCATGAAGGAGGACGACATCCCTAACGTGGGTGAATTGCGGCGGGAGTGGGATCATAAGGAATCGATGTATCAAGCGCGGCTGGAAGAGCTTCAGTTCGCTCAAAGCCATCCTGACTACGCCGAGGTTCTAGATAAGTTTCTAGTTCCTCTTGTGAAACAGAAACCCCATCTCGCTCGAGGAATTCAAGCGTCAGACCATCCTTCACTGATGGCTTATGAGCTTGGAAAAATGGCTCAAGCGGCTATGGAACGTCAGGAGGCGGCGACCGTAAATCAAAACGCTCAAAGGATAGTGGATAATGCCAAGAAGCCGGGGACTTTGTCTCAAGCTGGCGGCCAATCTGCTCTCTCCCAAGCTGATTATTACGCATCAATGTCAGACCGCGACTTCATGAAGCTGGCTAGCCGAAACCTCGAAGGGATCTAACTTTGAGATAAGGCAATGGCTCTTACAAATACTACAGTATTGCCGCCCGAAGTACGCACGTATTTTGATCGGCTACTTTTAACGCTGGCAAGACCGTATTTCATATACGACTTGTTCGCGCAAAAACGTCAAATCCCGATGAATTCGGGTAACGAAATGGTGTTCCGAAGGTACTCGACCCTTACGGCCGCAACTGTCCCACTGACCGACGGTCAGACACCTCCGGGCGACTCTTTGAACGTCACAGACTTCAAAGCTATGATCCAATGGTACGGATCGTTCGTGACAATCACTGATCAAGTTCAATACGTGGTACAGGACCGAGTGCTCAATGAAGCGACTAAAGTGCTTTCGCTTCAACTCGGTTTAACAATCGATACTCTGATTAGAGACATGTTCGTGGGCACAGCTTCAACGATTGCCTGCACAAATGGCCTCAACGGTAATACGCCGACCGAGATCACCGATGCGGACATCCAAAACGTGGTTATCGCACTACGTCAAGGCAACGCGCGGCTCATGACCAACCCACTTCCTGGCGAGAACAAGTTCGGCACAAGCCCGGTTCGAAGCAGCTACTGGGGATTCATGTCCGTCGACCTCCAAGCCGATTTGGAAGCAGTTTCTAGCTTCATTTCGGTGGCCAACTACCCTAATCCTCTCAACGCTCTCGAGGCGGAGTGGGGATCAACTCGCAACGTGCGCTGGCTGATGAATACCAACGGCTACTCAAATGGTGCATCTCCTAACGTCTACTCATCCTTCGTCCTTGGCCAAGAAGCTTATGGCGTGGTGAGACTGGGCGCTAAAGAGGCGGAATTCATTGTAAAACCGCTTGGCGCTTCGGGAACTGCTGATCCACTCAACCAGAGGGGAACGGTCGGTTACAAATATCCTTTTGCCACTCGCATTTTGAATGACAACTGGATTTCTCGCTTAACTTCAACGCTGTAAGGAGGATCTCATGGCTATTGTAAAAAAAGGCACTCTTACGGTTGGAACTGGCGGTGTTGCACAAAATTTAAATCTCGGTTTCGTGCCGAGTTACTTCCGAATGGTCAATAAGACTATTCAGACATCTGGAACTGTAACCGGCGTGACTAACGTCGAGTGGTGGAATGACATGGCCAATGCTTCGGCCTACATTACCACTTATACAACCGGCTCGGGAGTTCTTTCTTACATCTCGACTAACGGGGTTACACCTTACACAACCACACCGGGCACAGAATTCGTTCCTCTAACGGGGTTACCTGCTGGTGCTACAAACGTGAGTTTGACGATTACCGGTATCTCCAAGGCGGCAAATGCTAGCATTACTGCAACGCATGCGTTCACTGCTGCCGATATCGGTGTTACTACCGTGACGTTCCACAACGTAGTTGGAATGACTCAGATTAATACTCTTTCAGGGGTGATCCAGTCTGTAACTTCAACAACTTCGTTCACTGTAAACATTAACAGCACGAACTTCACAACTTACGTTTCTGGAGGCATCGCCACGATCATAACTGGCGTGCCGCCTACTACGCAGTTCGGGTTCCAAGTGGAAAACACTCCGCTTTACAACGTCTCATTTATTGGACTCACTCTGGGGACGACCTTAATGGTCAACACCTCGGATGTGTGGGAATACTTGGCACTCCTGGATACGGACATCACTAGTTACTAACGAAGTTGAGAGGTAGGGATTTCTCTGCCTCTCGTGCTTAAGCAGGTGCAATGACATCGAACGCAGTTCCTCCCAGTGTCACGCCTCCGTCTCCCAACGAGTGGCCCAACACTATCAAGGCTATCACGGGGATCACCAATGCCTCGAAAGCCCAAATTACGTGCCCATCTCACGGCTTTACAACGGCCGACGTTGGGGTGACGTTCGTTATGCCTCTGCAGGTCAGAGGAATGCTTCCCATCAACGGTCTTTCGGGACTGATCCAATCTATTGTCGATGCCGACCATTTTACAGTGGATATCGATACAAATTTTTTCCCGGTTTATCGCTCCGGAGGTGTCATCAGCATCCTCACGGGCGAGCCACCAGTTGAACAACAAGGTTTTCAAGTTTTTAACACTCCTTTCCAAAACATAGCATAGGTGCAGAATGCCAAAACCAAAATCAAAACTTAACAATGCCAAGTCCGAGGTGATCAAAGAAAGCTTCTTAGCCGAAACGCCAGAAGATTTCCCAGAACCATATATTCCGGACATAGTGATCGCCCATTACGTTCCTGAGATGCGTCGCGTGCAGTTCATTAACGGAAGAGATCCAGGTCAAGAATTGATGTTCCATTATCATTCAAAGACCCATCCTCTCAAGCATTACACGTTATTCCACGGGAAGGAATATGACTTACCGGTCGAAATTATCGATCATCTCGAGACGCGAGTCGAATGTATATACGGTTACAGACCTGGACCTAGCGGTCATCCGGAAATGTATGTCAAAGGCCACAAGTATCCTTTCTCTTGCAAACCAGCCAGAAAGGTAGCGTAGCATGACATCGCCCTCGAGTGCCGGTTGGACCTTAGCTAACATGGAGACCACCTTTCGGGCCGTGACGGGAACGCCAAGCACGGATCAGTTGAGCGACGACCAGGTCAAAGCGTTACTCAATAATTATTACGTTTACAGCATGCCGTTTGAGCTGAAAGAGCAGATCACGGATCAATTCTTGACGTTTCTGACTACTCCAGGCATCGACGTCTACGCCTTTCCAGGAGGATTCTTCACGGACGCTCCCGGGGCTTATGCCGACGGTTTCCCACTCGTTTTCTATCAAGATCCAGATATTTTCTTTCAAGACTGGCCTCAACAATACGCAGTCGATAACATCGCTACGGGCGACGGTATCACAACAGCATTTAGCGGAGGGTTGCAGAATCCTCCTCTCATCATTGGCTCTTTATTCATAGCGGCAGACGATCCCACGGGATTTCAACAAGTTTTGACCGACAACGGCGACGGCACCTTAGGAGGAAACGGAACGGGAACGATCAACTACCTCACGGGAGCCTACACGGCGAATTTTTCGGTGGCTCCGGCCTCGACAGCTGTCATTTACTCCAAGTATCAAGGTTACGTTGGCAATCGGCCTCAAGGAGTTCTCTTTTTCAACAATGAATTCACGTTTCGAAGCGTGCCGGATCAAGCTTACCAAATCCTAATGCAGGGTTATATAAAGCCCAACTTGCTGGTTAACGCGAATGATACTCCGCTGCAACCTGAGTGGGGTCCTGTCATCGTGTATGGTGCGGCTCTCGAGAGATTCAATTACACAGGAGATAACGAAAGCTACGATCGATATTACCCTGTATTCAAGCGGTTCGAGAATGTGGCACTTGGTCGCACAATACAACAATTAACAGAACAGCAAAGCGTTCCGAGGTTTTAATATGACTTATAATGCCAATATTCCCCAGCCTACTGATTTAATCAGCGTGAGCCAAGGACAAATTCTGGCGAATTTCCAACAATTGAATACTCAATTTGGTATTGACCACGTTGCATTTAATACAGGATCTGGAAACGGAGATGGACACCACAAGCAAGCGACGTTTGATGCCAGTGTTACTCCATCTACGCCTACGGGAACTCAATCTGTTTTGTATCCTCAAACTGTATCCGGAGCCGTTCAACTTTTCTTTCAAAACGCGACAACTACAACTCAAATAACTGGTGTTAGTTCTAATGCTGCTGGTGGCTATGTGTTTTTGCCTGGAGGTTTCATTATTCAATGGAATAATGTTACAGCAACTGATAATACTACTATTGCTTTTCCTATTTCTTTTCCAACGGCTTGCAGAAACGTTCAAATAACTCCGTTGGCTTTCACAAATCCTGGCACTTTAGTAAGCGTATCACCAACTCCAACAAATAGTTTATTTACACCACGAGTCAAAAAAGCTACGGATGGCTCCACAGCATCTGCCATTCAGATATTTTATCTTGCCATAGGATACTAATGCCCGGTTTACAACCTTTCTTAATCTCTGAGTTTTCTACCGGAATAAGTACTTATCTACAGCCATGGATACGACCAAAAGACGCCTTTGAGCCCCTAATTAACGCATATACATATCGAGGAGTCATAAACAAACGCAACGGTTATATTCATTTTGGTAACCAGTTGGCTGATCATAACCCTGTTATGGGAATTATGAATCGCATTGACGAAGCTACAGGTGCTATTTCATTAGTTGTAGCGTCAACGACTAATGCTTATTTGTATGTGGCGGGTTCTAACACGTTCGTTCCTCTCACGGCTGTTGGCGGAAGCGCTTCAGTGTTCTGGACAGGAACCGCAACCGGAACAATCGTCATTCCCACATTTTGGCCCAACATTACTCCGGCTTCTGTTTCCATAACAGATGGGACAAGCACGCTTACGTTTAACGCGGCGGGGGCCATGAACAGCGCTCCAGCAGGCATTTTTGCAGCAGGAAGTACTTTTAATTTTACAACGGGCGTTGCCACCATCAACTTCACCGGCTCGACTGCGAATGTTAGCTTAAGTCTCACTGCAACTCTTGCCGCCGCATACTTCACTGGAAACAACACCAACTTTTTCAATTGGGTTAGCTGGCAGGCAACCGATCCAGCGACATTTGTCTCAAGTGTAAGTTACTTGTACATGACAAACAACGTTGATCCCGTTACTCTCTTTGATGGAACTAACCTTTCGAGACCCATACTATATGTCAATTCGGCACATACCGATTACATCACAAAGACTCTAGACATTGCAGTTTTTCAGAACCGGTTAATGCTTCTTCGTCCCACTCTAAACAGCACTTCTAATCCTCTAAATCAAACGGTGTATTACAGTGCAATTTTCAATCCTTTGAATTTCATATCGGATGTGGCTGGAAATGGAGGATCTGTCACGGCAGCTACGGGAGACATTCTTCAGTCTCAAGAATTTCTTCGTAATTCATTGATAATTTTTTTCACAAATAGTACATGGCTATTCAGATTCACGGGAAGTCCCTCTGATCCTTTTCGCTTTGATAAGTTGACTATAAGCAAGAATGTAAGTGCTCCTTACGGTTCAATAGCGTATGACGAGCGCTCCACTGCAGTGGGAAACCTAGGACTTATAGCTTGTGATGGTGTTAACGTACAACGTTACGATGTGGGGATCATTGATTATTATGAGACTCAGATCGCAGAACAATATTTTGGACAGATTTTTGGCATTCGTTACGACAATCTTAATCAAGGTTGGATGCTATACGTGTCAAATGGCACGACTAACCCAGTTGTGGGAACGGGGGCTCCTGGTTCCGATTCAGCCTTAATCTACAATTTTGCAGAGCAAAGCTGGGCGACGTACACCTTCAGTGTTCCAATGACCTGTATGGGCAAGTTCTTATCAATATCTGGAAAGACATGGGCGGATTTGACTCAAGAATGGCAAGTTACCGATTTTGCTTGGAAATCCTATACAAATCAGAAACTTGCTCCGATTTTGTTGATTGGTGATGTAAACGGAAATGTTTACTGGATCGATAACGAGGACGCTGTGACAGATAATGGAAATCCTATCGTTCCGGACATAACAACCACAAGGTGGAATCCCGTTTTACAAGCCGGCCAGAAAACTCAATTCGCCTACATAGATATCTATTACACGGTAGTTTCAACAGATCCAGAAGATCCTATCCAATTGACTTTAAGTTTCTACGTAGATAATTCAGATAATGAAAGTTTACAAAGAACACTTACTTTGGATGGGCCGATCAGTAGTCAATATCAATTTAAAAGAATTTACCTAAACTTATTTGGTGAATTTATAAAAATGGATATCGACCCCGTTTTTGACGCTCCTTTCCAGATTCTTGGATTTATCATCTGGGCTCGCACAGCTGGAAGGATGACGCCATGAGTTTTCCTGTATATGAATTTGCTTCGCTTCCGACAACAACGATCGTCCCGACTAACGAAGATCTGTTTATTCCCTATTTGAATAGACAATTCGAAGAAACGGCGTACGCGGTCAACGAGAAAGACGATTCTTATTTCCCATGGCCTATAACTTCGACGGCGACGAATTTCCCAAACGTACCCAATTTCGGAGCGTTCATCGTGTGCATCTCTGGAGAAAGCAGCACTCTTCCAACCCTCACAGCCAGCCTCTGTAAAGCCGACGCGACCGCGTCTGGGTCAATCGCCGTCCTCGGGAGCCAAGTGGGCACAGGCGCGTGGGCCGGAAATGCCTTGACCATCACCTCGACAGCCACGAACTTCCAGGTGGCACACAACCGAACTGGCGTCACCGGCAACTTTAATATCCGTGTAATTGGAACCCAGAGTTGACCATGAGCGTTGAATGTAAAAACGTTTTACATCCCCAGCTTGATGAACTGACTTTCGTAAAGCTTCGCTTTCCTAGAGTGATACCACGAGAACTCATCGAGAACGTGAAAGGAAGAACATTCACTCCAGATCAGTTCTATAGATTTCAGGAAGGACAATCGCACAACCCGAACAATTACTTGTTCGGTTTGGTAGATGAAAACAAGGTAATACACGGATATTTGTGGGCGGAAAAGAACTATCTTGACGATTCTTTGTTCGTTAACACCTTTTCGATTACTAAGGAATATTGGAACAAAGGCGAAGCAATCCATAAGGCGATTGAATTTGTAGCCGATCTCAAAGAGAAAGCGGAAGCGAAGAGGGTGTTTTGGATCAGTTCTAATGATAAATTCTTTTTAAAGTATGGATTTAAGCGTTCAAAACAAGTTCTTTTAGAGTATAATGATCTGTAAAAAACAGGGAATTATGTATAAATGCACGAAATGTTTTTGTTTAAAAAATCCTGAATTTTTTCATGTACGAAAAGATAGAAAAAAGCCTGTGGCTTCAAAATGCATAGAATGCACCAAAGAAAATAAAAAAATAAATTATATTAAAAATATTGCAAAACATAAGGTCACACGCCAGAAAGAATATTTAAAAAACAAAGAAGTTATAAAGCAAAAATCCCGATCCTATCGTTTAAAAAACAAAGAAAAATGTGTAGAGATGAGCAAGTTCTACTACATAAGAAATAAAGAAAAAATTAAAGCAAAAGTTTATGAATACACTCAATTGAATAAAGAAAAAAAAATAGAATATTTTTCGCAGTGGAAAAAGCAAAATTCCGATTACATGAAACTATGGAGGCGTAAAAACCTGCATTTAATTCGTCTTTATGGTGTCAAACGTGCTCAAAGAACCGCCCAGGCTACTCCTCCTTGGGCTGATTTAGACAAAATTGAAGAAATATATTTAATGGCCTGTAAATTGACTAAAGAAACTGGAGTTTCCCATCACGTTGATCACATCATTCCTTTGTCTAATAAATTGGTGTGCGGATTACATGTTCCCGAAAATTTACAAATTCTCACTGCTAGTGAAAATTTTAAAAAATCAAATAAATTTAATCTGAATAGCGTATAATTAAAATAAATTTTACCAGGTGCACACATGGGACAGAGCAAAGACGGCGGTTATACACAGAAGCCCACAGTAACTCCGAATCAACAGACGCTTCTAGATCTTTTCTTATCGCAAGCAGGAGGAAATGCGGCTGCAGCGGCGGAAGGATTTAAGCAGTTTCTTCCGGGTGGTGGCGGTGGTCAAGCTATCACAAATCAAGCGAATAAGAATTTCCAACAACAAACTATCCCATCTATCTTGAACGCGTTTGGATCTGGCACCAAAGGTTCTTCGGCTCTAAACCAGGCTTTGGCTTCGGGAGCGGCTAACCTCAACACCGACTTGGCTTCTCAGCTATCTCAACTTCAATTGAATGCGGCGCAAGGTCTGGGCAACCTTGGATTAGGACAGGGACAGGTAGGATCGAAAGATCAATTTGCGTATTTACAGAAACAAACTCCGTTTTGGCAGCAACTTTTGTTGAGTGGACTTCAAGCGGGCGGTCAAGCAGCTCGAGGCGCAGCATCCGCGGGAATGTTTTAATGGCACGTAGTTCTTATTCTAAGCAATTTAAGAAAGGCACCTATCCGGATCAGCATTGGGATGAAAGCGTTCGCGCAAATGGCCATGAGCCCGACGCGCCTTCCCAATCCAAACGACGGAATGGAGTTTCACGCGGTTCCCAGGCTGAGGCTAACCCGGGGTTAGTAGGTAAGCAAGATTTTAATAGGAGACGCTAGAAATGGTACAAGTACTTCCATACGTTCCGGGATTCGGTGAGAAACTCGCTGCTGCTCTTGGTCAGGCTGGCGGAGATGTTGCACAAGGATTTATACAACGTAATCAAAATCAGAATGACCAACGTATATTAGATTCATTTGATCCCAATGCTTCTCCCATTGAACAGATAAAGCATTTTGGAAAGCTCAGCCCTCAGAAGCAACAGGCGCTTGTACCTTTATTGCAACAACTGATGAAAAGTCAGGGTGCAAACCAAGTAGCGAATCAGAAAATAGAAGCTAAACAACAGGAAAAGGCACTCGAAGAACAGAAATCTCATGAAGATATTTCACAAACTGTAAATTCTTTAATGGATGAACTTGAAAAGGGTCATGTTGGAAAGTACAATCAAATAAATAAACTATTTGAGTATGGAAGAGAAGATCGTGCATATTTTGATGAGCTTTCATTGGGAATCGAAAGAGTATTAGCGGGATTAGTTGGAAAGGGAGCATTAAACCAACAACGTTTCGCTTATTTGATGGGAAAATTACCTAATTCTGAAGAAACTGATGCCACTAATCGAGGAAGATTGAAAGCACTAGCAGAAGAATTTAAAGTGATACGCAAAAAAACTGGAGAATCTGAAAAAGGTTTTAAACAATCTTCTTCAGAAACTACATGGGTAATTTCCCCAAGCGGAAAACGCGTTCAGATCCCTAGCGATCAACTGCAAGCAGCTTTATCAAGTGGTGGTAAATTAGGATGAGTACGGCATTTGATTGGTCTAAGTATGAGAATCAGCAAAACGAAAAACCTGCTTTTGATTGGTCTAAATATGAAAAAAAAGAAAAACCGGACGAAAGATCTATCTTAGAGAAGGCTAAAGGCGCAGCGCATCAGTATGGAACGGGCGCAGCAGGCGGAGGCGGTGGTATCGGTGGAGACATCTTAAACCTCGTCAAGGATCTGCATCTTGGCGGTGTCATCGGTGATCAACTCTTGCAGAGACTAACTCCGAAAGGTACTGAGGAACTCACGCAAGGCATTCAGAAAGACCTCAACGTTCAAGAGCCACAGAACTCCCTAGAGAGAATCGCTCGCGACGCGGGTCAATTTGGTGGCCAAGAGGCTATCTTGGGGACTGCTATAGGAGGTCCAATCGGCGGTGGCTTAGGTCTTGCCCACGGTTCGGCTTCAGGAGCCTTGTACGGAGGTCTTAAAGAGCTCGGCGTTCCTGATGAGGCGGCACTTGGTCTAACTGCGTTTGCAACGGTATCTCCGATCGCTTTTCAGAAGTTATGGCCGAAGATTAAAAATAGCTTTAAGGAATCAGCACAAGCAGTCGCAAAGAAACCGCCTCCAATCCCAAAAGAACCTTCACCACCTCCCGAAGCCCTTGAAATCAAACCCGGAATGACCCTTCCCGAGACGCGAAGTGCATTCGGTGAAAAGGAAAAACTCGTCGAACAACTCGCCGAGAAGCCTAAAGGAGCGCCCTTAGGTGTCCAAGCCCAAGTTGCCGTTCCCAAACCCGAAGCCCCTTCCCTTCAAGGCCGTGTATCGACCGCTCCCGAGCTGGGAGAAGCCATTGCTAAGGAACCGTTTCACACGGAAGCCGAAGTCACCCGCAAGACTATGAAGGAAGTTCAGGCCGAGAGGAACGCAGAAAAGGATATCGTGCGCGACGAGTATGCCAGGGCCGAAGAAGTGACCAAGACCCACAACGACACTTTTCCAGAACTAGCGAAGCAGAATGACGAACGTATCCATAAGCTAGAACAACTTGAAGAGATGAGTGCGGGAGAAAAAGCAGTTTATCAAGATGCTCTGGCTCTTAGGAGGCTCATAGGTGAACAAGGTGCTCTCATCGAGGCGAACGCATCTAGGCTAATAAAACAAGCAAACTCTTTCTCACAGAAAGTCAACTACGAGCTTCCCTATGCAGGTTATAAAGGCCAAATCAAAGAAATCGTCCATCAGATGAACAACTCTGTGATCAATTCATTGGATCGAGCTGGTTTAAACTCTGCGCAGGTGAAACGGGCAGATAAGACATACGGGCGTTTTGCCGACAGATTTATGTCAGACGAATTATCTCCATATCTTTCGAAGAAAGTATTGAATCCAGAGGAACTCGGCCGCCGCGCGGTCTCGGATGAAGGCACTTACCGAGCTATCAAGAAGGCTCTTGGCTCACGCAAGTCGGAACTCATGGCCCAGATAGACCGGGAGTTAGTCCACCAGAAGCTCGACAAATACTTCAAAGATCCGGAGAAAGTTAACTCACGTGAGTACATTAAAGATTTGAAGAATCTCGCAGAAAGGATAGGAAAAGAAAGAGCTGCCGAGGCCGATCATTTCTTGAGGCAACGCCAGTTGAATCACGAGCGCAAACTGCTCGGAGAACGAAAAATTAAAGAAACACAGCTAGCTAGAGAGAAGTTGCCAAGCAAAGGTCAACCCAAATCGATCGAAGAGAGAATTGGAAAACAACCTATTGCTAAGATTCCGGAAGACATAGACAAGCTCTTTAATAAGCGTTCCGACATTCGTCGCTTAAGAAGGGAAATGCAGGATAAAGGTCTTGACAAGGAATTCGACAGACTTGCCGAGCAGAAGATCCAAGAGATCTTTAAGGAAGAGGGCTTCGGAGAGAAGAAGGTAACCGGCCTCGACATGCAACGGATCATCGACAAGAATCACGAAGTGCTCAGCGAACTCATGGGAGAGAAAGAGGTCTCATTGATGTATAAGGCTGCCAAAGAAGCAGGCAATAAAGAAGCCACTCAAGAAATTATCAAATTCGTCTTAAAGGCCACTGGAAAAACCGTGGCTCAAATCTTAGGATTGGGTAAAATAATTAAACTGATTCCATTGTCTAAGATTTAGTTTCAAACAATTTATAAAGAATTGACCACAACAACACCACAACTACAACTAATAAAATTATAACCATTTTATCCTCCTTTTTTTTCCTTTGACAAAATCCACTCTTTCGCTAAGATTACATTTGTTAAGTATTTTCGATGGATCTGATACCGGCCAAGGAGCAGTTCCTTTTTTCTATCTTCTTCCTTTCTCAATTTCTAACATTCTGAAGTGAAAATCTTTCATTTCATTGTGAATTTCATTCATCAAGTTACGTTGTCCTTCTAGTTTTGCATCCATATGTCTAACGTCGGCACGAGATTCAGCTCGATTCCAAATAAATAAACCGAAAACTCCAACAAAAAAGATGATGAATTGAACCCATTCCATGACAACTATTCTCCATTAAATAATTTAACTATCATTTTTGTTTCTCGGTGCACAGTATCGGCCTTAACGTATACCCAGGCGCAGCAAAAAGCAACTCCTATAACTATGCAAATTCCTAATCCGATTTTTTTTAGATATTTCATTTTACCCTCCGTCCTTTTGTTCGATTTGTTTGTGATGTACAGCAAATTCTACTGGCATTATTTCTTTCATAATCAAAACTGTTTTGATCACAGCAATTTCTTTTTCTAAGTTGGAAAACTTTTCATTAACATCTGAAAATTTTCCATTCATCCACAAAACAGCCAATAAGATTCCTCCAAGAACCGTTACCGTGTCTGCATGTTTTTTAAACCATTCCATATTTTCTCCTGATTTCCCATCTATATTATCACTTTTTCTCATTTACCCCAATCACTAATCATTATTTTAATTGCGTAGCAGTAAATAGATATAAAATTTAAAATTGAATTATACAACGTGTGCTTGCAAGGAGCCTTCATATGACTTTTAACCCATCAAATAACCTATATGGTTTTCCCGTCCCTCTTACTCATGTCTTTCCACCTCCCATTCTATCTCAAAGGGCGCCCTTAACAACAGATATCAGATATCCGCTGGGTCAAGTCTGGGTCGATGAAGTTGGCGATGACGGATACATGCTTGTGGATGTAACGGCTAACTCAGCAACTTGGAGTGTGATTTCGATAACTCCGGGCAACTTGGATACCTTGACGGCCTCGAGCGGTGGTGCTCTGAGTCCCACGGCGGGAAATATTAACATTCTTGGCACGGCGAACCAGATCACAACGGCGGGCGCGGGAAGCACAATCACTCTAACTCTTCCGGCGGCGATCACGGCTCCGGGTTCCTTAACCACTACAACCTCTTTGGCGGCTGGAACAACCATCACAGCTGGCACGGGAATCACAGCCACAACAGGCAACATCGCAGCTTCCTCAGGAAATGTCAGCGCGAGTGGGACTGTAACAGGCGGAACGGGTGTAATCGCGACTACAGGCAACGTCAGTGCAACGGCGGGAGCAGTAAATGCAGGCACAAGCATGACGGCAACACTTGGGAACATCACAGCTACCAATGGCAATTTGGTTCTAGGCACAGCGGGCAACAAAATCGTCAGCACAAGTGTGGGTTCGACAACGGCTGCTGGAGCAAATTCCTTCGGGAAAGTCACGTTAGTGGGTGGCACGGCAACGGTATCCACGACATCGGTTACCGCAAGCTCTATCATCATCTTGACTCGCCAAGGCGTGGGTGCAACGGGTGCTGCGGCTCTCGGTCACCTTTCAGTGGGAACGATAAGCGCGGGAACATCGTTTGTAATTAACGCTTGGTCTGCAGCGGATGCGACGGCGTTAGCGACTACTGACGTTTCCAGCATTGGTTGGATGATCATAAACTAATCGGAGCGCAGCATGAGTCCACTTGTAGTAAACATCGAAACGATCAGATCGCTTGCATTCGGGGGTATCTCAGGTGCCTACGCAACAGTGGGAACCGTTTTTTCTTTTCCTGTTAAATTAATCTGTTTCACAAACAACACAAATGGCGATGTCTTTTTCAGTGACGACGGGACAAATAATAAATTGTTTGTGGCAGCAGGATCTTTCAAATTGTTCGACTTCACATCGAACAGGAATGCTTTGCAGCCTGTATGGGCGATTCCAAAAGGGACACAATATTATGTTAAGCAAAGCACGGCTCCAACATCGGGATCTGTTTATATCGAATGTCTTGGGTAAACCATGAGCGATGGGAAAAAGTTTGGTCCGAAGTCCCTTGGGAGTGCGGAAGACAGGCTTGAAGATCTAGAGAAAAAATTCGATGTGATTCGAGAGCGCATACAAACATATGATGCGGTACTTTCGGAATTTTCTATTTTAAAAAAAGAGCTGAATTCTAATAGAAAAACCATTGATTCATTTGTGGCGGCATCTAGTTCGATTTTCGATGAACTTGGTTCTAAAACGGATACCTATGGAGCTCAATTCCAGATTTTACATGCAAAGATGGAGTCCAATGCAAAAACTATTGAAGATCACAAACAACTGTTTAGTAAGTTTGTTTCTAATCACAACAAAGTTATTAACGATTTCAATGAAGTTGTTTCGAAAATCAAAGAAAGCTTAGCAGTATCGTTCGATCATAAAAATCAAATCACGAATTCTTTTACTGAATTTCAAAGTTCTCTAGCTACAATTAAATCGTGGAATGCTTCTATCACTAAATCTTTAGAAAAGCTCACAGATGACCATATTAAATTCAAAGATGCAACGCAAGAAGCTCATGCAGATGTGAAGAAAGAATTATTTAAGCTTACAAAGACTGTAGCGGTTCTCCCCAACGTACAAGAGTGGGCCAATAATTTGTATGCAAAAGTGCAAGACAACTTAATTTATCGAGAAAAACAAGCGACAGCTTACGTGGATAAGAAAATTGATGCGCTCGCCAAAGATTTTGATTCCAACCCGTTGTCTGCCGAAGGAGTGAAAAGCGCACTTTTTAAAGAGATCGAGGCTTTGGCTTTGGATGGTAAGAACGCTTACTTAAAATCGAATAATTGTGCGACGCAGCTGGCTTTGTTGGAAAAGAAACTGGAGAATCTGAATTTGCTAATTAAGAAATATGAACTTAATCGCTAGATATGAGCCAGGCGGGTCAGCTAAACGATCAGGGCGGGGGCGTACTACCTCCAGAGGTTGCAACTGAATATGTAACCAACAATGGCACTGCGGTTCCGGCTCTAAACGTATTGAACATCTTGGGCGATGGCACGGTTACGACGACGGCTTCTGGCAATACGATAACGATCTCAATCAGCGGCACCGGTTACACATGGAATACGATAACGAGCGCGGACAACGTAAAGCAAATACTGATCGAGAATGCCTACATAACGTCTGGAGTGTCTCAATGTGTTCTTCTTCTTCCTTTGACGGCTAGCATTGGCGATTCGTTCATAGTAACTGGGTTAAGCAGCCTGTTTCAGATCACGCAGAACGCGAATCAAAGCATAACTTTGGGTGTTCAGATCAGTACCGTGGGAGTTGGGGGATTTTTGGCCTCCACCAGTTTCGCTGACCACGTGCAGATAGTATGCGTTGTGGCCAATACGGTTTTTAAGGTGGTCGATTCTATTGGGAATTTGACCATTGTTTGAAACGCCCTGCTAGAGTACCGTATTTAGGTACTTTAACAGGATGGTAACATGAGTGAGAAAAACGGAAGATTTGAAAAGGGATTTACACCTTGGAATGTAGGTAAAAAGAAAACTCAAGATTTGAATGAAATAAGAAAATGTACTGGTTGTGGAAATGAAAAAATCCTTACTGAATTTGTAAAATCAGTTACTGGACTTTATAGAAATAAATGCAAAGAATGCAAAAATAAGGCTAGACGTACTGGAAAGATTAGTGAAACACGTTTTAAGACAGGGCAAAAATCACCTGGAGTTACTTATAAGAAAGGAAATATTCCTTGGTATAAACAAAAAGGATTACCAGCTCCTAGACAGGGAAGAGTTAATTTAGAAAACCAGAATAGATTTGACAGCTTTAGATACAAAGAATGGAAAAGACAGGTTTTAGAATTAAAGGGTAAATATTGTGCGAAATGTGGATGTACAGAGAAATTAGCAGTACATCATATTGTTCCATGGAAAGAAGATGTGAACTTGAGATTTGAAGTCAGTAATGGAATGCCTCTTTGTGCAAGTTGTCATGGAAAAATGGAAGGATTCAAGAAATTTCACAAAATAAGTAACAAGACATCAGGTAAAAAGGTAAACAAACTTAAACTAACTGATGATTTAATTACATTAACAATAAGAGAATAGAATATGGGGACTGGGAATAGTATAAATGCCAATAGTGTTGGTTTGGCAAGGTACGACGGAGCAGGCACATGGACCGGGGTCACTGTCACAAACCACAGCGTTCTAATTGGCGCAGCATCTAACGGCATAACTTCGTTGGCTCTGACCAATGGTCAGTTAGCTATTGGGTCTACGGGCGCAGATCCATCAGCCGCCACTCTCACCGCAGGGACTGGCATAAGCATCGCTAACGGAGCTGGTACTATTACAATTAGTGGCTCTGGAGGCGGTTTAACTTGGACCGTTGTTACGGGCACAACGCAAGCAGCAGCAGTTAACAACGGATATATCGCCAATAATGCCGGAGTTGTTACGATTACATTGCCAGCTACTTCTGCGGTTGGTGACATTGTCAGGGTTACAGGCATTAATAACGCTACAGGATGGAAAGTGGCTCAAAACGCCGGCAATCAGATCTTTTTCGGGATTACCAACACTACTGCTGGAACTGGGGGCTCTCTACAGTCTACACAGACAAGAGATGCGGTGGAACTGGTTTGCATCACCGTTAATGCGAGTTGGCAAGTGATTTCATCTATTGGAAACATCACGGTGGTTTAATGGTAACTAATAACGCAAGCAATAATCAGATTAATAGCACTCAAACATTTGTCGGTAATAACGCTGCTAATTTAACAACCACGGGAGCTAACAATGTAGCTATAGGCGTATCTTCTCTAGATGCTGTCACAAGTGGCAGCGGAAATATTTCAATAGGTACTTCAGCAATGGGAAGCCTTACTTCAGGAGCTAATAATGTTGCTCTTGGGTCCAATGCTCTTTCCTCAACTACAGTTGGACAGTCCAATATAGCTATAGGACCAAATGCATTAGCTGCAACTAATTCTTCCAACATAGTTGGTATAGGAAATGGAGCACTGGAACTCAGTACAGGAATACGAAATATGGGAATTGGTACAGAAGCCCTAGGATCTATCACTACTGGCACTGCTAATATGGCTCTTGGCTTCCAGGCAGGGGCAAACTATACGGGAGCGGAATCAAATAATATTGTCATAGGTGCATTAGTTGGTGGGACTGCTGGAGAAAGCGCCGTTATACGCATA